CTCAGTTAATTTATTATAAAATATTTTAAAAATAACCATGTAAATTAAAATCAATTACTAAAAATTGACCTCATTGGTGGGGCTAGCGTAGTCGTAATCTTCTTTCATAATACTTTGTAAATTCTTATCAGTTTGTAAGTTGTCACCTAGACGTAAATCCAATATATCCAATATTGTTTGTCTATAATCCAACTCACCATACCGACCATTTAAACTAACAGAATCAACGTCGTAATCAGAAAAATCCAAATCTTCTTCAACTAGAGTGAATTTTTCTTTTAAAGTACCCTGAGTCATGACAAAACGACTCCTTAAGGCATTCAAAATGGGTGATGAGGCCTCATTTTTATACCCTTTTATTATTGCTCCTAAATAACAATCAAAACGTTCAGCATATGTCATAGAGTTAAATACATCATTACCTAACCCCAGCTGGTATGCTTGCATGTCTTGTGTTAACTGCCCGAACCCTTTAATTATACTCCCAATATTACGAACTGGTAGCAACCGTTTTTCACCGGTAATACGGTGTGTACATAACATAGGAGATATCTTTAAAAATTGAAATCGGGATGATTGTAAAACACCATCCACCTCTATGTTAGCAACGGTAACCTTATGTCCAACCAAAGCTGCCCCCTGAATGATACATCTTTCAATATCAGTAGGTTTGCTGGCTTTGATCTGGGATAACTGGTCTGTAACAGACACAGCTATCAGTATGGAAGCTACATGATTAAGGCACGTGGTCAACACCGTGCCTGAACCTTCAAAAGCAGTGGGGAGCTGCATTTTAAAGTTTAATTCCTTATTTGTTGGATGTGTCACATTCATTGGTTTGCAACATTGTTCCAACAATAACTCTGCCAGGGTTGGATCAATTTGAGACAACAGAGCTGTAGTAAGGAAAAATATTGGTGGTCCGTTTGATGAATCGCAAGATGATATGTCAACATTATACCCAAATGGCATACCGTTAACAATTCCTGAATAACAACTATCATCGGAATATATGGCCACACATACATGATTATGTAACATTGTTCTGGCCCTCACCAATGCCTCGAATAACTTAATTAATTCAGAGGACTTTGGTTTGGCATATACTATTATAAGCAATTCAATATCACCTATATTAAAGTAATGCCACCCATTAATTCTTTCTTTTAATATAACGGGTAACCCTGGTGCTAGCAAAACACCCTTTTCATATGATGCAAATACTCTTGGCATCTTACCACCATTTTTGGCAATTTCGTCTTTCACATTTATGCCGACTTCATTTACTAAACAATCTCCTCCAGTTATGATAGTACCAGCCAACATACGTTGCCTCTCAGCTTTCTTAATATGAGGTTCATCCACAAACTGTTGTCGCCAAAACATTGGTAATTGCAATGGTATAAACCAAGTATGTGGTGAAGTACAGTAACTGTTTAATACATTGTGTGCCATATCAACAATACATTCTGTTATTGTTGGTCTGACCAATGACATAAAATGTTCAGTAACACGCAACAAATTTTTGTATTTATGTTTCACAACATGAGCTGCGTGTGCTATCAATTGCTCTGATCCTAAAGTAATTTCGTCATGTGATCCACGAAAGATCAACTTATCCTCAATATAAGGATACTGATCCACGGCAAACACTTCACCTTCAACTTTATTGTGACCAGTCCCAATAAACTTAACATTTAATTTCTTAAAAAGATATGCATATTGTGGGTAATGATTCCTAAAGGCAGTACACATGTCTGCCTGTGCATTTTGGTATAGTTCTTCACCATCCCTTGCTTTAATTATACGTGACAAAGCACCATATAAATTATTTGCACTATTTGAATATCGAATTGTATCGGTTAATTTTAACCACACATGTGTGGCTCTACCTGGTGCAGGTATATCATCCAATACTGTATTTGATTCTAAGGGCCATGGTTTCTCTTCAAACCAAAACTGCGAGTCTAATTTCTTTACTCGGTCCCAACCTTTGCGCTTAATCTGAATACCTGGTTTTATATTGTACGTCAGTAACAACTGCTCCATTGGTACATCTTGTGTATTTATCACATCGATTTTCCCGGTGCGAATTATACCAGTGTAATGTTTACTAATAGCTCGTGTTAAAAAACGGTTATTAGTTTTATTACTATCAGCATAAGCAGCCATAGTTTTTAACTTATATACCAATTCTGTAAAATAACACACTTTTGTAAACCATTCTATAACTTCTTGTGGCATTGACTCCTCACAAATTGAAATAGCTTGTTGAGTTATGTTTTTAACAGCTTGGGTATAAGCAGCCTCTATTGAACCATTTGGTCTTGCGCTCTTAAACTCTAATGCTAGCTTTCTAGCTAATGGTAAAAATACTAATCCTTCAACAGGGTCAGTTTTTCTACCTTCAATGTAGACACTCTCAGTACGTTGGTATGCAAATGGTGATGCAGCAGTAACAGTCTGCCCCTTCTCTCCTGCTAAGTCTAATTTGTAGTAACCATAATGTACATTCAACACACTATAAAGTGTTGTCCCAGGTTGTACAACTACATAATCAGACATGTCCAAAACGTATCGTAAAATTCCACTTGGCTTACTGTAATCCATAAATACAAAATAGTCACATTCTTCTAACTTGACTAAATATGGTACAATAGCAACATTAGGTGGTTCGTCTTCATCATCAACTAGTGTCTCCTCCTGAGATGCCGCAGAATTGGAAAGATCTCTTTTCTTCTTCTTCTTCTTTCTTATACCAACACACTGATCAACTGCTCTTTGGAAAAGAGCATTCCTTGCCCCTTTTCTAGCTAGTTTCAAGTTGGTTAAATCTGTGACACCATCTCCTCCAATCACGTCTTTCTCAGTGACTTCACCATTACTACCATTTAATTGACTTAATACAAATGGGTTAACGTGATCCTTCCCCTCGCTCAAATCCCTGGTAAACAGTGGTTTCATGAGCTCTAATTTTAATACAGTGTCCTGTGGAG